GTGGGACTTCGCCGGCGAGATGATGGAGTGGGCCAAGACGGTTGCGGTCAAGGGGATGCAGTTCACCTCGACCTACACCTGGAACAAGGATCGGAATCAAGCCCGGTTCCACCCCTCGTCGCTGAAGCACTCGTGCGACATGTACCTCTTCCTCCAGCTCGTCGGTGAGCAGGAGAACAAGAAGAAGCAGCCGCAGCAGGCGGTCTTCGACATGGGTACCGCCGTCCACCTGATGATGAACTACTACATGCACACCCTGGCGATCGACAGGGGCTTCGTCTACAACGACGAGGTGGCGCTCTGGAAGACGAGCCGGGTAGCGGACGCCTACCAGCTGTGCGGCAACACGGACGGCGTGTTCGAGCGAGAGCTCGAGGTTGGTGGGGTGCGGCTGTCGCTGCGTGCCCTGGTGGACTGGAAGTCGATCAACAGTGGCGGCTTCTCGGCGCTCCGCGAGAGCGTTGGCACCGACTACGAGAAGCAGATGCACGCCTACATGGTCACCGGGGACATCCCTGTGACGTTCGTCTTCTACGTGAACAAGGACAACTCGGTCTTCAAGTCGATCCCCGTACTGTTCGATACCAAGACGTGGAGTCCCCTGGGGAAGCGGCTCCGAGGTATCATCGCCATCGCAGACGAGATGCGAGAGCCGCAGAAGACCGTGGGGAGGCACTGCTACGGGTGTCCGTACCTGGACAAGTGCGAGCCCCCGATCACATCGGAGAAGCGGAGGAAACGAGAACCGAGGCTGTGACATGACAGAAGGACGAAAAGCAGCGAAGCTCGATCTGAGCGAGGAGGTTCTTGGCGTCGCCGAGGATCTCAAGGACTACTCGACTGTGCGGCAGAAGGTGCTGACCCGTCTCCAGAAGATGGGGTTCGAGCCGGCGCCCATGCCGAGGAAGAAGGGAAGATCCCTCCTCCCGGAGATGCCGGAGAGTCCCTCCGAGATCTCCAACAAGGAGGTCACGGACAAGCGAGGAGAGATCATCTCGGTCTACTCCTACGCCATCGAGATGCGGGCCATCGCGCGGGTCACGGCAGAAGCCTACTCTGAAGAGGCGAAGCACGTCAGGAACGTCGCATATCGCCAGGCCAAGGGCACCGCTGAAGAGCGGAAGGCCAAAGCCGGGACCAACGTGGAGTTCAAGCGGTTGAACGCCAAGCGACTGGAGTGGGAGGGGGTCGCCGACTTCCTCGAAGCCCGGTGCGACACCCTCGACAAGTGCGACAAGATCTTGTCCAGGGACGTCGAGTTCAGGACCCGAGAATGGGACCAGTATCGCCGTGATCACAACGTGAACAGGATCAAGGGGAAGATGGACCGCGCCTTCGGGAGCGACCGTCCCGGCAAGGAACCTCCCTTCACCGGAGACGATTCATGACCGTCCCGATGGACCGGCTTGGTTCTCGAAACGGGAAGGCGTACCTGGAGGTCGTCCTCACCCTCCCACCGACGGACAACAACATCTACTTCAACGTGACGATCAAGGGCAAGGGCGGGTTCAAGCAGCACGTCCGCAAGATGACGGACGAGGCGAAGGCGTACCAGCGTTCGGCAGCCTTCGCCATCGCCGAGCTCGCCCTCCTCAACCAGGTCGAGTTCAAGAAGGACGTGCCCTACCTGTTCTTCGCCAAGGTGTTCTTCGAGGACATCGTGAACAAGGGGTGGGCGACAGGTAAGGCTGAATCTCGGTACAAGAAGGTAGACACCTCGAACCGAAGCAAGCTACTTACGGATTCGATCATGGCAGCAATCGGGGTGGACGACAGCCACATCCACCCTGTGATCAAGTTCAAGCGCGCCGACTCTGACGACCCAAGGGTCGAAGTCAAGATCTACGAGCTGGACGACGACGAACTCCTCTCGATCGAAGAGGAGGTAGAAGCCGCCGTTGAGAGGGTCCTATGGGGCTGAAGAAGAAGTGGCACTGGAGCGAGGTCGACTGGGACAAGGAGATCCGCGAGAAGGGAATCAGCATCGACCCGAATGACCTCAGAGCGATGAACGCCACCGAGATGGTGGAGATCCTCAACCTGATGGGAACTCGAGCGCATCGCGGTATGCCACGGAAGATCCTGGCGATGATCATTGAACGAGGAGAGGTCCAGAAGGTTGTGCATCCAGTGGACCCCGCGAGGAGAAGGCTCGTGACCTTCCTCGAGAAGAACCTGCACAAGATTCGTGATCAGCTACTTGCACACTGCCACAGAGACTGTTTCCGGCACCACGATGCAGAGGTGCTGATGTGCTACATGGCGAACAGAGCCAGGCTGGAAGGAGACTGAGATGGGAAAGAACGAAGAGCGTGAAGCGTTCAAGCAGGCGGCCCTGAAGATGGCCAAGTACCGGCTCCGCCGGGTCATGCACGAGGCCGGCTGCACGCCGCAGGAGGTCCGTGAGGCCGAGGTCGAGGGCGAAGACAAGATGGTCGAGATCATCTTGACCAAGTACGACGAGGGTGCCATCGACCTCCCCGGACTCGAGAAGTCCGCCGGCAAGGCCCCCACCGGATCCACCTCCAAGAAGGAGGAGCCCAAGGAGGAGCCCAAGCGGAACGCCAAGCGCGACTCCAAGCCCAAGGAGGACAAGGGCGGCAACGTCAGCAAGGACGACGATGACGACCCCTACTCGAGCGCCTTCGACGACGACGACGACAACGACGAGGTCAAGGAGGAGTCCAAGGCCAACGACGAAGACAGCGGCGACGACGAGGACGGACCCCACGGTGACGACGAGGGCGTCGAGAACCACGAGGCCGACCCGCCTCGCAAGGCGGAGCGGAAGGCCAAGAGGACGGAGGAGTCCACCTCGGACGTCTCCGCCCTCGAGGCCAAGGTCGACAAGCTGCTGGACCTCACCGTCTCCACCATCGAGGCGGTGGTGGAGCTCCGCGACGTGGTCGACAAGTTCGTCGAGAGGCACACCGTCTTCGCGGAGATCGTGAAGTTCGCCTTCGCGAGGATCTGGAAGCTCGGCGCGGCGCAGCCCCTGAAGCCCGGATTCGGGGACGTGATCGCCAAGGCCGAGGAGATCGCCAACAAGGCCCTCGGCAAGACGCCGAAGGAGGACTGAGGGGGTCAGACGTCGGGTGGCGGGACCGCCCGGCGGTTCAAGAACGGGGATCCTTGCATCAAGCTGACTGACGAGGATCTCAGGAGGATGTCCCTCAACGAGATCAAGGAACTTGCGGCATCGCTCGGCCTGAGCATGGACAACGTCACATCGTTGGAACACGCCAGGGCCGTGATCATAAAAGCAGCTAAGGAGATCGTGAACTACTAGCCACATCATGGTATAAGAGAAGTGAGACGGAGGAGGTTACTCCTTTCTCTCCTTCGGGCTTGGCTCCGGAGATCATGCTGACGCAGACGGTTCCCCCCGCCGTCTGGCGTCAGCAGGTCTCTGGAGCCTCTTTTTTATGTGATCATGCTGCTGGACGCAGCTTCGCCACGGTCTCGGTCTTGTCGGACCTGAAGAAGTCAGCGGGCATGAGCGCGTCGTAGGGCTTGCGCTCGTTGAACTGGACATCGTGGTAGGCGTCCCCAACGAGGGTGGAGCAGATGTACTCGTGCTTGGACCTGTCGCTGACCCTCTCGGGACGGAGTCGGATGTAGTTCGCGAGACCTGCTCGCGCAAGCCTGGGAATGCTGTACCTGGTCCCAAGCAGCTCCCTGGCTCTCTGCACGGCCCGACGGCGCTCGTCCTCCTCCACGGTTGGCCGAACGGCTATGATGCCACCCTGCCCACCGATCATGTTCGTGAGAGGCTTGACCACGGCGCCGGTCCTGGGGGCCGTCTCGATGACCTGCCCCTTCCCGATGTAGATGGCCGAGTGCTCCGTCTCACCCTGGATCTTCCTCGAGAGCGAGCGGAAGACTCGCTCCGGCAGCGTGAGCTCCATCTTGAGCTGCGGCTCGGCCCTGTCGAAGGAGGTCAACAGGATGTCGCCCGGCTTGATCCGACGCTGAAAGCTGGGGAGGCTGGAGGTCTCTGGAGGACGTATTGTCGCCCCAATCTTCTGGAACTCGTCGGCGAATGCAGCGAAGTTGATCATCAGTCCACCGCAGACAGCCCATACGCTGTGAGGGCTACCAGACAACCTGCCACGACGATGCCAACCCCAACCCAGAGGGCAGGGCTGTGCCACCACCTCTCGGAACGGGATGCTCGCTCCTCAGCAGCCTGCCATCGTTCACGGTAGGCGTCCCGCTGTGCAGTCATGTGCTCGAGCTGAACCTGTCCGAGCTCCTGAACGTGCTCGAGGTTGACGGCGTACTCGGCAGCGAGACGCAGGGTGTCGGCCCACCTGAGTCGACGGAGCGCATGTACACGCAGCCCGAGCTCCACCAAGCGGTCCCGATGAACCAAGGCCCCCTCCCACGCCGGCGTCACGGGCGTGCCGGGGCGAACTGGGATCGCCGCTGGCGGGTGCAGGTCAGGAACCATCTCTGCTTCGCCGGGGCTCTGGCACTCGAAGTTCGGTTGTTCCTGACTGGTGTAGTCCTGCGGTCCGCAGATCACCTGGCCGAGTGCCATAGATGGCACCAAGAGCACGATCAGGAAGAGGAGGGTCCTCACGACGACCCCAGCTGCCTGAGCTGCTTCTCCTTCCGGCCGGCCTCACGACCCATCATGCCACCGATGGCACTGCTGAGACCCAGACCGAGACCGGCGGAGAGCCCGCCCTCGTGACCGATGCGCTTGAGCTCGTCCACCACAGCCTTCTTCGTGGCCGGGCTCTTCATGACCTGCTTGAGGGTGTCGGCGTGGATGCCCCTCTGCGCCAGAGCCGCCCTGATCCGAGCGGACTTCAGACCTGCCGACAGGGCGCCTGTGGACGCACCGAAGAAGGCCCCTCGGAGAGCGCCG